GATAAAAACCTCGACTACCGCATGGCCCTCGAAGGGGATAACACTCTGCTGAAAAAAAATCTTTCCTACAACGTCGCACAATTCCACCAAGACGTGAAAGCCGGCCGACCCGACATCAAGGAGGACGCCGCCGGCGGATTCACCGGCGCCATGTTCCACCCGGCCGAGGCGCAAGCCATCGGTCTCATCAACGGCGTAATGACACTCACGGAGTGCATCGAAAATGCAGCAATCCGTGCACAGTACAACCACTAATTTTTCAAGGATATGGATTTTAAAAAATTTCTCTCCAATACCCAAATGGGTAAACTGGTTGCCAACTTTATGAAAAAGGAGTTGTCAACCGACGACCAGGGGAAAGTCGTACTTTCCGCGGAGGAGGAGCAGCAGTTGACGCAACGCTTCGGGGCGAAGTTCGTCGAGAAACTGAAGGGGAAAACTTTCTCCTCGGCCGATGATAACACTACCGAACTGTTCGAAGTCGCTCTCGATCATGCTCGCCAAGAAGTCGAAACGCATTTCACCACCCGGATCGAACAACTCCAGAACGACCTGGCAATGTTGGCCGAAGCCGCCGAGACCGCACCGGCTATCGAGCAGGCCGCCAACGCTGCCCAACGGTTCGTCAAGAACGCCGGCACGTTCAAGGCTAACATGGCCCTGGTCCACAACCAGGCCGCCGCTACGTTCTTGCAGTCCGGAGTCATGGCCACCACCCCGACGATCGAGGTGGACGACGTTAAGGCGGAACTCGGCCCGTACTTGTCGCAGGGCAACAACCTCGACGTGTTGCAGGAACTCTACCAAGGTTTCACAACTTCCAAGCATCTGAACTGGAAGCGGGCCGTAACCGAGTACAAGGCCGTCGAATCCGAGGCCACGGATCACGTCATCCAGCAGTTCAAGAAAGAATGGACACCGCGCGGCGGGACGAACTTCGTNGCCACAAGGTAGACTTCGCCATCAACCCTGCCGAAGTCGGCGAAAGCTGGTTGTTCCATTTATACGACGAGTCGCTGACTCCCGACCAGATGCCGATCACCCGCTACATCATCGACAAGGTCCTGCTCCCGAAGATCGGCGAGGACATGGAGTTCATCACGGGCAAGGCCAAATTCGTCGAAGGGTCCGAGAAAACGGAGGAGACGATGAACGGCATCGAAACGCAGCTCGTCGAAGCCAAAAAAACCCTCGACAAACACATTCATTTCTACGCGGACGCCAAGAATCTGCTCGAAGCCACCGACGCCGAGGTGCTGGCCATGATCGACGACTTCGTGGCATCCATTGCCCCGCTCTACAAGTCGAAGCAGATGCCCGTATTCATGTCGGCGGACGTGTACCTCAAATACAAGCGGGCCTACAAGGCGAAGTGGGGTGAGAAATCGGGGACCGAGAAGGTCAATTTCGGTGAGGACCGCGTAGACTTCTCGAACTGCTACCTCCAGACGCTCGACTGTCTCCACGGCTCGCCCATCGTGTTCTCCACGCCCCCGCAGAACTTCGTCGGCCTGCGCCACAAGAACCCGCCGCAGTTCATCACCGACATCCAGAAGCACGATCGAGAGGTCCGCATCTACATCGAGTTCTGGTACGGCGTCGGTTTCCTGCTCGGCGAGGCCGTGTTCGCCATCGTGCCGGACGGCTACGACCCCAGCACCGTCCTCACGTCTACTCGCGAAGGAACACCCGGCAAGTGGATCGTAACCGAAGCCGACAAAACCGATGCCGCCATAGCAAATCCCGAAACCCTCTAAACCAACTCAATCATGGCTTACGCAGCAAAATCAATAGGACGTCCGGCCGGTGGTGCTGGCAATCCTACCCCCAAGAATCCGAACGTCCTCCTTTTCGACATGGAGGACGTAGAAACCTATCCGACCCGAACGGTCGGAGTTACCACCGCCTCTGAAGGCTTCAAGTTGAAAGAGGGAAAGAAAATGTTCGGTCTCTATCTGACCCCCGGAAGCATCGAACTCATCCAGGAGCCGGAAGGCGAGGCCGATGCCCGAGGGTACAAGAAAGGCGTCAAAGGCGAGCATCCGGGTAATTCCACAGACAGCGAAGATTTTGCCGAATTTTATTCGAACAAAAACCTCGGCGCCTTCGTGCGGGATTGTAACGACAACTCCGCCCGGCTTATCGGAGACCCCTGCAACCCGCTTTCGATGAAGGTCGAATCGACCGAATCCAAGGACGGGACGAAAAAGACTATCACCCTCCAGCAGGAGGTCCGCGACGAGTTCCGAATCCTTCGCTACACCGGTGAACTGCCGCCCGTAATCGATACAGTTCCCGAACCTTCCGAATCTTTATAAAGTTACGGAAATGAACAAAACCAAAACCACACAGAACGAGACCCACAAGGCAGCAGGCAACACGCCCGCTGCCGGGGCCTCCATCGGTGGCAATGTCCCCACCGCAGACGCAGAGAAAGAAACCCCGACCGCCGAGGTTCCCGAAACCGAAGACGCCGCCGAAGCACAGGCCACCGCAGAGGTAGCCTCCGCCAAAACAGAAATCGTTCCCGTCCTTACTATGTGTAAAGACGTGGTGATCGTCGTTTGCGGAACGCCCGAAGCCCTTCCCCTTCTTACGAAAGCTTGGAAACAGAAAGCCGCCCCGGCCGTTATCCTCCCCCGCGAGGTAGGTTCCGCGCCCTTCGCGGAACTCATCACCGGACTGCTGGCCGAGGAGGAAATCCCGGACACCTTCGTCCTCGTGCCGGCCAACTGCTTCCCCACGCATCGCGTGAACCTCGCCGACCTTATGGCTTACCGCATCCGCCGCAAGCTGACATCCCCCGTGTCATGGGTGGAAACCAGCGACACCCGGCTCCCGGTACTCCTCGAAGCGACCGCCGTACTCAAAACCCTGGAACTTCTCGACAACGACGACACCTTCACCGCGGAGGAGTTTTTCGAGAAATACAATGGCATCGCCCACGCCGGAGAACTGCCCGAGGCGGTCGGCATGTCGTTCGGCAACACCGTAGCGTTCGCGGATATGCAGACCCCCTGCATGGCGAAAGTCGCCGAAGCACTCCTCCGGAAGAAATTTATCTGCACGACGGCGGAAGGGTTTACACCGATCAAAGAACGACTCGCGTTGCTCTATGGCGGAAAATAACTCGACTGCTGCCGTTCGCGCATGGTTGAGAGCAGGAGCCGAGGTTCAATCGGGCCTCCTGCTCTTTTCACAATTCAGCAGCAACACCCGACTCCCGGTGCTCGTGAAAATGAACCCGGCGAAATATCGGCCCCTGCTGATCGAAAAGTTGTGCGCCCGGGCCGGCATCGAGAAAGAGCAAGAACAAAACGCCACACCCCGCCGCCGCTTCCGCGACGACTTCCCGTTCCTCCGCGATCCTGATTGTCCTCCGGAGTTGAAAATTCTGGCGGCCGATAAAATCACGGCCCACGAGCGTTACATCCAGGCCCATGACCACTTATTCGACTGCACAACCCTCGACGAGTGTTACCAGACCGCGCGGGCTGCTATCGAGAATTTCCAGGAGAACCGCAGCATCTTCGCCGAACTCGACTACTACCGCGAACACCATGCAATTCTGGGGAAACACCGGATTTTCGACCACCTCCGGCAATTACGGAAATTACGCGGGCTGAACATCGTAGCCCTACTGGCCGAACAACGCCGCCTGCGACTGGCAATTTGGCGGATTAACGACGAAATCAGAAAGGGCACAAAACCCCATCTGCTTACCCAACGGGAGCAACGCCGCCTACAAAAGGAGGACCTTTTGCGGGAGGTGGACAACCTAATTGAAGCCTACAATGTCCGGTAAAATATTAGATACAGCCGTTCCCGAGTTAAATTATCGACGGAACATCATCGGAGACAGTCTGACACCTGACTTGGTGCAAGAACTGCAAGGCTACGGCGCCTTGGAATGGAGTCCCCGCGACATCGCTATTTCTATGGGCTTCGACATCGACCAATTCACGGCCGAGTATAAAGACCCGGACAGCACCGTTTCCCTGATAATCACTCGGGGCCGACTGCAAGCACAAGCCGATATAAGTAAGAAAGTCTTCGAGAATGCCAAACTCGGTGACCTTCCATCTATCCTTCACCTGGAAAAAATACGCCGCGAAAAATCGTTTCAAACCTCGAAACTCGACATCTTCGGCGGCTTCGACGATCAAAAGTCATTCGAGAAGGTATCCGAATATATCGCGGCCGGCCGAACAGCCGAACTCTCCAACAACGAGAAATTATTCATCGACCTGCTTTCGATCATTAACTCCCTGGACCGGCAGTTCGGGAAGCGGGCAACTATAAAACTGCTGACACAGCAGTTCGGCTACTCCTACGACCGGGCCGTAGACTACTACAACCAGGCCGACCAACTGTTCTACTCCAACCGGAACACGACCAAGGAGGCCCTGCGGAATAAGTATGCCGAAATGCTCGACAACATCGCCCACGCAGCTCTCGCAGCCGCGCAGACCCCCAAGGACTACGAGGCAGTCAGCGAGATAATAGCCAAGGCCGCGAAAATACGAAAACTCGACGAACCGGAAATCCAAAAACTTCCCGCCGCCATGTACCTCCGACAAATCCGTATGTTCTCACTCACTCCCGAAGTGCTGGGGCTTCCGCCCGTGAACCGCCAGGAGGTGAACGAGCAAATTCAACAACTACACATCCCCGAAGTCGAAAAACGGCGCCTCCGTCAAGAGGCTCTGATCGAGGACGTGGATATTATCGAAATGTTCGAGAATGGGAAAGCGTGCGAAAATTAAACCGGAGAAAAAACCGTATGCCGACCTCCAGTTCATGAACTGGTTCTCGCAGTTTTGCGCGATGATAATGCCGCGCAAACTCCGTATCGTGGCCGGCCGCGGTTCGGCTAAAACAACCGAAATACAAGTGGAGCGGTTGATCGAAATGGTATACGACATGCCAGGGGCCCCCGTGGCATGGGTGGCCGACACCTTCGCAAACCTTACCACCAACGTACTCCCAATGGTATTCGAAGCCCTGGAACGAAAAGGGTTCCGGGAGGGCATCCACTATATCGTGGAAAAGCAACCCCCGACATTCACCGAAAAAGAGTGCGCCGACCTGCAACAATGGCTGAAGCCTCATTTCTGGAAGCCCTACAACAAAATCATTTCCTACAAACGAACAATCATATTTTTCACAGGTCTGAACATCACGTTCGGATCACTCGACCGCCCGGCCTCCCTGGCCGGTCGCTCCTACGTGCATATCTTGGGTGACGAGGTGAAGTATTTTCCCGAAACGAAAATTGGCAACCTGCTCAAAGCCCGCCGCGGCTACCGTATTCAGTTCGGCCACTCCCCGCTATATCTGGGGGAAACCTTCACTACGGACATGCCGAACACCGGCAATAAGGGCGAATACGACTGGATATTCAAAGGTGCGAAGAACATGGACGCGCCCTCTCTCCTTCTCGTATTGAAAACGGCACTCATTGCCAACGATGCCCTGCAAGAATACATCGCGGCAAAGGAAAAGTTTCACAGGACACAATCCGACACGGATCGCCAGGAATATCTGAACAAATACAAAACCGCGAACCGCTGGTGGCAACGCTGGCAGGACCTTCGCAGGCACGAGAAAGCCCAGAATATGTTCATGCTTGTGTCGTCCTACGTAAACATCGACATCCTCTCCCCCGAATGGTTCGCCGATGCTTTGGCTTCACAACTCGCAGACGTGGAGGCTGCGATATTGTCGATGCCGCCCCGCATCGACCGG